GCGAACCAAACGTTCAAGCAATACATCAATACTTTGATCAGTTTAGGTAAAGACGTTGTTTTCATTGCACACGCTTCAGAAGATCAAAACGGTGATCAAATTATTTACCGACCAGATCTAGGTGGTAAAAACCGTAACGAGCTTTACCGTATCGCAGATGTGATGGGTTATCTAACAACTGTTACTACAGGTGAAGGTAAAAATGCCCGCGTTATTAATTTTAAACCCTCGCCTACACATCATGCGAAAAACTCAGGTGCTTTAGGTGGTGAAACTGGTGAAGTATGGGTACCAGATCTTAAAGCACATCCTACTTTCTTGGCTGACCTGATTACTCAAGCTAAAGATCACATTAACACCTTAACGCCTGCACAACTTGCAGCAGCTAAAGCCCAAGAAGAGCTAGAAAACTGGAAACAAAGCTGTGAGGAAGCAGAGCATGCAGGTGACCTTAATCAATTAACGGAATCGCTTGATAAAGAACACATGTATTACCAGAACATGCGTCAAGCAATGTTAATGAGGGCTAAAGCATTGAATTGCACGTTTGATAAGCAACGTGGCACTTGGATTAGTCCACCTGAATTTAACGGTATCTCAGATCAACAAAGAGATGAACTTCAAAACTTCATAGCTGAACGCGGCCTAGACGTGAAAACAGTTTGTGAACACTTCGGCATAGATGCCCTTATCCAAATTGAAGCAGCAAAACTACCAGCAGTTAAACAAGACATTGAAACATTAGCTAAAACGGGGATGACAGCATGAAAGAACGTTGTGAATGGATAGTTAGAGTTCAAAGTACACCAGGCTTTTACGCCCAGTATGAAGGCAATGTAAAAGTTTGGGCTGACGAAGATTCAGATGAAGAAACCCTCTTTCGTGCAGCAGTAAAAGAACTTGGCCGAGGCGCTTTTTTTGATCGTAAGCACCTAAGTTTTTGGAAATTAGTTTCAGTTAAAAAAGGATAAGAACATGACAAATTTAATTACTGCTCAAGAAGCATTTGCAGCTCTTCAAAAAGGTAAAACTGTTCTTTGTCGTCCTATTGGAGACATGTTGGACTTTTCTGACTTAGATCAATTCCCCGCTTCTGTTTTTGGTAAACCGGGTTTTGAATTCTGCATCAAAATCGAAACTATTGAGCTGGCTGGCATTACATTCACAAAGCCATTAACTATTGATGAATATGAGGAAGGACAGGATGTTTTTGTAATTACTACATATTCGCCTTCTATTTACATCGTGAATTTTAGAACCACCGCATTAATTGAATCTATTAATAGCGGCTTTGTTCAACGTGATGCAGAAAACGCCAAGCTTCAATTAAAAGCACTATCTAAAGCGTTAGGTTTTGAAGTTAGTGACGATTTTAGTGTTATTCGCCTAGGTGACGAACCAAAGAAACAGCGTGCTAAGAAATCAAAAGGTGCACAGACAGTAGTTGTAGAAAAGACTTCTGAAATTGTTGATGAAGTTAAACAACCTACAATTGTTATTACTGAGCAAACAAATGTAACTACTTCTGAAGACTCATTGGTGCAATCCGAAGATATTTCAGAAAATATAGGATCAGCTTTAGATAGTGCGATTGTTATTACAGAACAACCTTATGTGTCTTCATCTGAAGATTTTTTAACTCAGCCTACACCTGAGCAAGAAAAAAACAATGAGTATCAGCAAACCCTAGATACTCTTCTACAGCGTGTAAAAGAGTCAAAAACACCTGCAGAAGTAAATGCGGTTTATCGTTATACCCGCACATGGGATGACGAACAAATGAAGCCTATCCTTCTCGCCACTCACAAACGTCTTGAAGAGCTAGAAAAAGAAAAGGCATCTGCTAATGAGCCACCCTCTTTAATGGTTCAAATCCAAACTGCACCAGACCTTACAACGCTAGATGCTTTGGAAATAGACGTGGCTGCACGAGATCCACAAATTCAACCAAAGCTTATGGGGTATGTGAAAAAACGCCGCTTTGAATTAGAGAACCCTACATCTACGCCACTTCAAGAGGCTGAGCCTGATTATTTATTAGGAGACGGTTTCTAATATGAAAGATCAGTACAAGAAAGTGAGCCAAAAACACATGCTTGGTTTTATGTACTACTTGCAATTGCTGGGCTACGTAATAGTCCGGCAAGGCATTGATCAAGCAATGTTTCTAACCAAGCATTATGCGGTACCAGTCGCTTGGCGCCGCATAACGATCGACTACAACAACCGTTTAAATAAACCAGCACAACAACTTTATAAAGAGTTTGTTGAGTGGACTAAAGAAGAATATTTGAGGGCTTAGCGATGTTTAATGAAGATGAAGAAAAATTGGCTCATGAAAATTGGTACAAGAATAATGACCCAATTGCGTACAAGTTTTATAGAGATCTTAGTCCTGAATTTGAAACAGATTTTTATACAAGTGAAACGGCATGGTTAGCAAGAGCCAAAGCTCAGGCGGTACGACCGCAAAAATACTTTAGCCATGATTTTAACGGCGATGGCTTTAAATATCACGACTCTTTAGACGAAGCTCAAAAAGAAGCTGAGGCTAGTCTTGATTGGTATAGAGATAAAGTCGCAGATGGCCATCATGTTGCTGAAGATGGTGAATTTTATGAACTTTGCTATGGGGTTGTTATCGCATCAGCTGGGTATACAGTTGATGAAGTTGTTACCGAAGAACACCACAAAAAGGATGAGTTTACAAAATATGAAGTAGGAACGGAAATCTTAAGACTTCACTTTAATAAATGTAATAGCGAATCGGGAGCTGAGGGATGAGTAAATCAACTTTATGGGCGGTTGCTATGCGACCTGAAGGTTACAGCCCTTTTAGACAAACACCAGCAGCTTCTAAAGAGATAGCTGAGAGAGCTGTTGAACGTTATAGAAAAATGCATGAAAAGGAAGGCAACAACTTTTTCTTAGAAATCTTCGATGATGTTATTAAAGTCCAGAAATGGCACGGTTCCCGCAAAGATCATATTAAAAATCTATTTTATGTAGAAAGTTGGTTTAGTGAACCTATGTACCAATGCTTTGATTTGAAGACAGCTGAACGGGTTTTTAAATTTGATGAAATAGTAATTTGCTACAAGAAAGGTTCTGCCCCTCTTGTAACCAAAAGCTTTGATGAAGCAAAACTATTTTATGGATCTAGTGAGACGGGTTTTAAATATCAGATCCAGCCAATAGAACCACCTGAAAACCTTTTCAATTGGTTTCATCCAGATATTGAATTGTTTGACACCATTGAAGAAGGAGCAGAAGCCTATACAAGAGAACAGTGGGCACAACTTCAGATGAATCTTAGAGTTGAAATTGAAACTCAACTATTAGATTACGATGAAATACCAAATATACCGGAAGATGCAGTAGTTTGGCCAAACTGGAAGCCAGAACCGCCAGAACAAGGACTCTTTTTAATTGCAGCATTTGATTCAGAAGATGGCCCAGTACTTTGGTGGGCAAATCCTAAAGCGGAAAGTAAGGAGGGCTAATGTGGATAAATATCTGACATCTAACAATGTGTGTGAGATGTTTCATATTACTAAACGCACACTTAATCGGTGGGAAATTAACACACCTTGGGGGATTCCATTCCCAGCCCCAGCATTAAGTTCTGAGGGCGGAACAATGAAAAGATACCTCGCTACTGATGTAATGAAGTGGGAGGAAGAATGCCAGCAAAAGAAGCAACTAAAAAAAGCTATATAA